TATCAATGTGAGTGCCTGCTTTGTCAGTCCGTCCCTTTTCATCTGTCCAGTCTTTGATTAGCTTCACTCTCATCGCTTCATTCTTACTTGATAGCTTTGCTCGATTGCGAAAAAACCAAAGTCGTCAATGAAGTCATTATCAGATTGGTTCGCAAAGCTTATTTTGTCTACCGAAACACCCTGTACAGTGCCTTGGTAGTGGTCGAAAATTACCCTGCACCTTGCCGCTATATCCTGCGCATCGCTGTAGCTTGTCGAATAAATCACAAGCGACATATCAATCACATCAAGCGGTGAAGGCCCATCCTTGATGTTCGTAGGCAGTTGGCTCGTGTGCTGATAGACAATAGCCGGATAGCCGGTATCTTGCGGTATCTGCACAGGGAATATCCTGCTGCCGACAAGCCCGGTTATCGTTGCATCATTGCTCAATAAGTTATATGTCAGCTTGCCTAAGTTCAATCAAGGTTATTTTTTCGCGCTGCCTTGCGCTTCAAAGCATCAATTTCGCGCTTGATAAAGGCTTTCACTCTAGCCTCTTGGCTTTTTAAAGCAGGTGTCATTACTCTGTCTCGAAAAGCAATTGCACTGCCGTATATCATCTGAGCATAAAAAGCGTTAACGTTGCGCTCGTTCTTGCCGTAGCTTTTTGCCCGTGCGTTGCGTTGTATGCGTGGGCCTATAATAGCGCTGATTGCCCTTTTCAGCTTAAACACTCTTATAGATAACTGCAAGTTGCCAGGGTAATAAGCCACTCTGTCCTCCGTCCTGCTGCCTCGCTTCGCTCTAAGGCTTTTCACTATCTTACCGCTGCTGCTGTAGTGGTAATGCACTTTGTTTGAGCGTGGCGCTTTTGCCCTTGCTGCATATTGCACGAACTGCCCTGCCCTGCGGTTAATCCGTTGGCGCTCTTTTGCGTCTGAGATTTCGTCAAGTGCATCAGTTAGCCTTTTGGCTACTGACTCGACTTCCCGCATGTCAATTACCTGCGCCATCTCAGTAGCTCGTTATCGGTTCGTCAATCTCGCACTCTAAGCGCATGTACATCTGCTTTGCATCCGGCAGCACCGTTCTGATATTGAATTTCTCATTATTGTGAGTCATTCGCCATTCAGCGTTAATCTCGCTGTTGAACCGTATTGTCACTAAGCAGTTAATGCGCGATGTAATCCGGCTTGCTTCGCCGCTCTCATCTGAGCCTGATTCTTTGTACTCAATGTGCGCCCATGTTTCAGGCTGCGGTGTGTACGTCTTCTCCTTTTCGCCGTAGTCATTAGGGGTATAGGTAGGCTTCAGGAATTGCACCCGGTGCCGCATACGCCCTATGTTCTCTTTTTTGTTGTACATCAGAAACGGCTTACTCTGTAATGATCGAGCATCACCCTGCTCTGTGTCGGAAGATTGTACACGCTGTCCTCCCGGTTGTCGTACCATGCGCCAATCATCAGTAGTAATGCCTGTTTGATTGCTACAGGCACACTATCAGCATCCGCATAGCCTGCCCGGAATGTCACCACAACGCTTGCAGGTATATCCTGCGCTGACTGCCATGAGTAGCCGTAGACAGGTGATACGCTCGGCGGACGGCGATAGGTGTCAACCTTGTAATTAGCAGCGTCCTCAGTTATGCTCGTGCCTCCCTCGTCAATGTACACAACGCTCGTAACGCTGATAAGCGGCGAGCGCCATAGCACTAACGACTGATAAGGGTTAAGGCGCGTTGTTGCCGGGAAGCCATCAAAAGCCTGCTCGTAAGTTGTATCAATCAGCGCCAAATTCGTGTATTCCTCTGCCTGTTGCCGGGCAGCGGCAATCAGCGCTGTGATATAATCGTCATCAGCAGAATAATCTACTTTGAGGTGCGCCTTTGCTTCCGCTAGGCTTATAGGCTCCTCAGCAGGTGCTGACGTAACTTTGAGCATTTACTTTCGTGGTTTGCGCCCGCGCTTCTTGCGCTCAGGCTTCGGTTGTTCAGGCTTCGGTTCTGCCTTTTGAGGCTCTGCTTTCTGCTCGGTATCTGCTGCTTTTGGTACTTCAGGCTTAGGAGTTGCAATTGTTGCAGTCCTGCGCTCTGCCGCCTTCCGGCTAACAGTAGTTTTTGCAGTGCCGACAATCTCAGCAAGCCCTTTGCGCTGTAGCTCAGCAGCTTTTTCGTCTGTTACGGTTTGAAGAGAACCCGCAGGGAAGGTATAATCCCTCCCTGCAAGGCCCTGAAATACTCTAACTTCCTTCATTAGGTTGCAGCGTTTTGCAGCACCTTGATCGCGTTGGCTTGGATCAGCTCACCGTCCATCCGGCGGTAAGAAATAAATCCAATCTTCAGCTCGTCCATGTAGCGTTCCTGCATACGGACAAAAACCGGGTCGCCAGCCAAGCGGATAACGTACTTTGAGAAGTCACCGAAGGCGACAGGCTTGTTCGATGCTCCGAGGTCCGCCATGTCGTTGTTCACGCTGTAGGCATACCCCTCAAGGGTGTCAGGCTCGCCATCACGCATCGAAGGCACCCACAATGGGCGGTCATCAGCAGAACCGAAGCTCAGCTTCTTGATGGCTGCAAGCGTGGTGTCATTGAACATCCAAATGCCATTCGGGCGGTAAGCGCGGTCTACGCTGTGCAGCAGGTCGACAAGCTCAGCGCGGGTGATTGCATCAACAGCAGTAGCAGTTTTGCCAACAGTAGCAGCAGTCACAAAGCCGTTAGGCTGTGCAGTGCCTGTGCCTGTCGTGGCGTGCTGGTTGATGATACGCCCAAGGCGCTCAGCAAAGCTGTCGATGATGAAGTTCTCCAGGTCGAATGCCGTGTCCTGCGCAAGCTGCACAGATACCTTCACAATACCGGAGGTATAGGTGTAAGCATCAAGCACCTTGTTCGCAAAGGTCATATCCTGAACAGTTGCAGCACCTGCTGTTTCTGTAAGGATAGAGCCGATTGCTGAGGTGTCATCAACTGTTGGCCAGTCTACCTGGTTACCTGTAGCGGTATTGAACAGGCGTGCGACATTCAGCATCTCCCCAAAATACTTCATGCGGATTTCAAGCTCATCGCTGAAGCCCTGCGGGATAGTGTAGCCACCCTGCGCATCGGCAGTAGTCTGCGGGTCAGTGCCCCGCTTCTCCATAAGGATCTGCTGCTCGCTTGCATTGAGGGATGTAGCGCCCCAACGGAGGTACTTGCTGAAAATGCTGCGGTATTGCTTGTCCTTGTCTTCAGGGCTAAGCTGCTTGGTAGCCTGTTCTGCTTCGCCACGCTGCGCACGCTGTTCGATCTGCTCTTTTTGCAGTTCTTCAACACGCTGCTGGCGGTCAAGCTTCCGGGTAAGCGCCTGATAGTCCTCATCGAACTTCATAAAGCGGGCGTCCTCCTCTTTGTTGAGGTCCCGGCTCTGCTTCTCTGCGCTGTTGACAATATCGCGCATCTGTTCCTTGATCCATGCACGGCCCTCACGCAGTTCCTGTGCGCTCGCCTGGCCATTGAGCAATTGCTCGGTAGTTTTCATAGCTTTGATTTTTGCTATTCAAAAAATAGGTTTATTCGTCACCTTCCGGCAACTCGATAATACGCAGCTTCCGCCCTGCCAGGCTGGCCCGCGTTTTTTCTTTCTGTTCTTCTGTTTGCGCTGTGCGGTTTTCGATGCTCCTGGCGCTCGCCTCCGTCTGCGTGTAAGCGGGGAAGGTAACAGGCGAAATGTCGAACACTTCACCAATGCGCTTCAATGTGCGCACCGGGTACTCTCCTGATTCATCCCATTCATCCTCCATCAACGTGAAACCAAACGAGCTTTGCGTCACATCGCCCCGTTTCATCGGCTCGATAACCAAGTCCCGGACAAGCTGTGTATCAGGAGGGGTGATAGTGTAGCGAAGCCCCCGCTCATCAATTTCGAGCTGCAGGGTGTTGTTCGTAGTCCTGCCAAGCACAAAGTTAGGGTCATGGTTGAACAGCGCCCGGACATCAGAAATATCAGCATCAGCGAAAGCCTGCTTATCAATGCGCTCGACAAAGCTGCCCATCAGGAGTTCTGAGTCTGAATCGAAAACAGCAGCATAGCCCCTGATCTGAGGCTTTCCGGTTTTCATATCCATGCGCAGTTCTGCGTTGTATGTCCGGCGTTCGGTGCCTGTAGTCTGCTGCACTTTGTCAGCAGGTTTGAATCGGTATTCCACTTCGATAGTTTTTGCGCTGCGGAAGTCGCTTGCCATCTCCTTTGTAAGAGCAGTGAAGCGGTGTGCAACGATTAGTACAGGGTCGCGCTCTACGAATAGCCCGCTTTCTTCGTCAAGATCATAGACGCTGATTAGGGCAGCAGGGTCATCAGGCGTGCCGGTGACTTCAAAGCCGCTATCTGCGACAACAGTGCCATCAAGCTCAATCTGTGTTACCTGCCCGTAAGCACGCCCGCCGGAGTTGTTCCAGCTGACGTAATCACCTACAGATAGCTCATCAGGCTCTGCACGCTTTTTCTTTTTCTTGCCCTTGTAGGCGTTCATCTCCATATCGTCCATATCATCCTCCGCGTCCTCCATATCAGGCTTTGCAAAGGTGATAGTGATGAAGTCGTCATCCTCTTGAATGCCGACGATATGTCTTGTTATTTTAAGATTATCCATAGCCCTTTCAGATTCAGGGAGGTTGTCAATTATTGTTTCTGTCCATCGTAGCATCGGGTCGCCGCCCCAGGCAGCATACATCACCGAGCCACATATTTCATTACCGTCAGCGTCCGTAAAACTGCCTTGGTCGTACACTTTTGAGCGGGATAAAAAGCTATAGGTTCGCTTTACGGTTTCAACGCTAATCACTTCCCTATTCGCTAATTGATTAGCCCGCATCCAGCCTACTGCCGTGCCGCAATCGCTGCCATTTTCGTCACGGTGCCGTAACGCCCGCCGTGCTTGCTCGCTTGCCGCCTTAGGGTAGTCATCATACGGCATCTTCATCGCTATTTTGTGCCGGTTGCTGCGGCTGGTCAATCGTTGTCATATTGAGCTGGATGAAGTGCTTATCGCCGCCCTCTACCGGGTTAAGCTTCTCTGTTTTGCGCACTTCGTTGATGCTCATCCATCCGTTCTGTATCGCTTTGTTGTAGTATTCAGCCCGTGCCTCAGTATCTGCACGCATGAAAGCGTCCATGTTCAGGCGAACCTTAAAGCGCCCGCGCTCATACTGGCTGAATACCTTGCGGTTGTACTCCTGCTCCCACCGCTTTACCCACGGGCGGATAGTGTACTTTGCAAATTCAAGGCTTAGTTGCTCGATGTTGTTGAACGTTGCCCTGTCTAGCGCTTGCAGCATATGCATAGGCACGCCGGTGATACGTGCAATGTCCTCTACGTTGAACTTCTGAGTAGGGATAAGCCCGGCATCTTGCGGCCCCATGTTCAAAGGCACAAATTCACTTCCCTGGTCGAGTATTGCTGTTTTGCCGCTGTTCTCTGCGCCGCCGTAGTTGGCATTCCAACCACGCTTTACCCTGTCAAAGCCCTCTTCATTAAGTTTTGTCGGGTATTTTATGTAGCCATTAAGGTGTGCGCCGTTCTTGAAGAAGTTAGCGCCGAAATCACGCGCTGCAAGCCCTGTGCCTAGATTGTCCTTGTGTACGTCAATTGTGTTAAGCCCTGCAATGCCGTTCATGCTGAAGCCGGGGATATGGATAATCTCCTCAGCCTTGAATGTTTGAACTTTGTTTTTGTGCCTGAAGGTGTAGTACATCAGCCCCTCATCGCTGACAAAAATATCAATGTGCCGGGCATCAAGGATAGTGAACTTGCGGGGCCTGCCGTCATCATCCCGGTGAATGCGTGCATAGGCGTTGCCGAACATGCAAGCGTGCACCATCATGGTATGCCGAAAGGTGAAGGAGGTGTAGAGTTGGCTTGGCTCTGCATCAATCAGGTAGGCGATAGGGTGCTGCCTGTTGATGTTGATATTGCCCTCATCGTCAATCTCCAACACTTCAAAAGGCAGCCCTGCAATAGACTCAGCAAGGATGGACACAGCACGCCAAAAGGCTGTTACTGTGATGGCGTTCTCCGGTGATACGTCAACTCCTGCTTTGCTCGCTTTGCCGAAAATCGCTGTTAGCCAGCTTGCAGGGTTGGACAGGCTAGTGCCCGGCCGTTCGGGGCTACTCCTGAAAATTCGAGGTATAGATATGCCTAATACTTTCGCCATACGTGCGAAAATTGCAGGTTTTTAGGCGTATTAGTACGGTACTTTGTTCCTTATTTTGTATTTTGCAATCGGAAATAGGCCACCGAGTGCCGAAGCTGCCTGATAAAGAGCTTAAGCCTGTGGAGCGCGATAAATCCGGAATGCCGGGCAGTGCTGTGAAGCAGGAAGAAAACTTCTTAAAAAAATGCTCGTTGACGTATTAGACTTTTTACCCCTTCGAGTGGTAGGTTATTTTAAGAGGGACTCGGAGCCGGTAACATCGCCGCTTTTCAGGTCGCGAAGTTCTTCGAGTGGTAGATTATTTTAGGAGGAACTCGGAGATAGTAAACCAGCCCAGCCCCAACCAGTAGGCCTTCAGTGGTAGATTATTTATCAATTAATCAGAGATGAAACAACCAGCCAATCTAGCCTACAAATTCAGGCTATACCCTAACGAAGAACAAAAGCAAATGTTAAACCAGATGATCGGCAATGCCCGGTTTGCCTGGAATATGATGCTTGCCCGTCAATTGAATCACTACAAAGAAACCTACCGGTTTAAAAGCAAAGGGGAATACCTTAAAGCAGGCGAAGCACTTAAAGAGCTGAACAGCATTAAAAGAGATGAAGAATATTCCTTCCTTAGAGTCTTGCCCTCACGGTGTTATGCTTACGTGCAGTTAAACCTAGACGCTGCTTGGAAAAAGTTTTTCAAAGAGAAAGCCAAAGGAGCTGGCAAACCGAAGTTTAAGCCGAACAGGGGATGGCAGTCTTTTCAAACAGATACAACCTTTACGCTTGATTATGACAACCGCCTTTTCGAGATACGAAAGCAGTACATACCGTTCAAAGCAAAGAAGAATGATAAGCTTTACGACGTACTGAATGGAGGCGGGTATGAAAAGACAATTACCGTCAGCCGCTCCCCTTCTCATAAATACTTTCTTAGTATCAGCCTTCACGACCCAAGAAAGGTGGACCTGCCTGCACCTGCTGAACAGCCGGAAGCACCTGTAGGGATTGACTGGGGCGTTAAAGACTTTGCTTGTACATCAGATGGTGAAGTCTTTGAAAAGAACACTGCCTATCTGAGGATGCAAAAGAAGCTTCATAGGCTACAGCGCAAAGCCTCCCGGCAATACCGAATGAATGCTAAACCTGGGCAGAAATGGAGGGAAATCAAAACATCGAATTGGACAAAAACACAGCAACAGATAGCAAAACTACATGAGCGCATTGCGAATATCAGGAAAGACTTTATCCATCAAATCACCAATGACCTGACTGAACGCTATGACCTTATCGCTATTGAAGATCTGAACGTAAAAGGCATGAGCAGTAGTGTGAAGCCTAAAAAGCGCGAAGACGGGAAAGGCTACAAGCAGAACGGCAAAAAGCGCAAGTCAGGACTGAACAAGAACATACTAAATCATTCGCCGCATGAGTTTAAACGGCAGTTGGAGTATAAGTCGAAATGGAAAGGCGGGCAGATGGTTAAAGTAGATAGGTTCTTTCCTAGCTCAAAAACCTGTAGCTGTTGCGGTTTTGTTAATAAGGAACTATCTTTGAAGGATAGGCAGTGGGACTGCCCTGAGTGTGGAACGCACCATCATCGGGATATTAACGCTGCTTTGAATATTAGAAACCAAGCCCT